TTGTCATAAAAAGTACTGGTATCAGAATTAAAAATATTGCGAACATACTAACTCCTAAACTGGTAACTGTGCTTGCCTTGGTAGGAAGTTCAACTCTCTAGCATTTGCTTCAATTTTTTCTTTCAGTCCTTTTGAAATAAGGGAATTAACCGTGTCTGGTTCTATTCCCTCTTTATCACAATACCATAAAACTGCTTCCATATGAGAAATTTCTTTATTCTTCACAATGTTCTCAATTTCCAGTGTGAAAGTTTTAGGTGTATTTAAACTCAATTTATATTCCTTATAAAGTTGTGGGGTTAACCATAGACCCCACTCGCACTTATTTGGGAGTGATCCCTAAAATGGGGGTTTCTGTTGCCAAGTACCCCCGAACTCCGATCTGATTATGCTGCGAGAGCAAAATCCTCAATTGCAAAGTTATCGTTTGCGTTTACTAATTTGACCAATAACGGAGTCATCCGACAATTCTCCACTTCTCTATTACACGTCAGTCGATCCTAATTCACCCCCCTCAAAAAAAGATTAGGTAAACTACACCACTGAGGAGAAACACGTCTGCACAAATAGACCATACCATATATGCTCTTAGCATCCACTTACTTACCTCTTGGACTAGGGGGTTCTTCATCGTCATGCCCCTGTAGTTCTTTTTCCACATTAATCTCCTTTTGGTGGAGGTGAGGGGATTTGCACCCCTGTCCTGTACGTCTTTCAATCCGCATCATCGAATTGTATTCTATTTATAGTAGCATACTGAGGAGGTTTTGTCAATCCCTTATCGCAGATATACCTGTTTTCTTAGGAGGAAATTTTACTCCCTCTACATGAACGTCTTTCCCTATAGAAAGAAAACATACATATGGTCCAGGGATATATTCTAAAACTGTAGTCTGCCGAGTTTGGTTGTTATATAACATAATCACATTATAACCAGTTTGTACATCTTTCCACATTGCAAGAGGTCTTTCTTTTGCAATATTTGTAACTGCTTCCAATGTTGTTTTAGGATCACCACACATAAGAGGTTTCATTGTGCTAATAACTGTAGGCACAGCACCTTTAGGTTTTTGTCTTTGATGTTCTGTCTTTTCTACTTTGGGTTCTATTTTGGGCAATGGGTCTTTGGGTGGTACTGTGTTAGTTGTCTGGCACCCCATCAACAGAAACATTACCACTATTGCTAGATACTTCATTCTCGTTTCTCCAATCCGTAACGGTTTCTGTTAACGCATCCAAATAATCATACTTCTTCTTCACAAATTCTTGTACTGTACCGTCTTCTGTTACTACTAGGATTACTATTTGGGAAATGTCAATGCCTGTTCTTTCTTCGAACATTTCTGCATATGCAGAACCTTGAATGTAATAGTTTTCGTTCCAATCATCTTTACGTTCTTTGGTTGAGGTTTTAAAATCTATTGCTGATAGCACACCATTATACTTCGCAATACAATCTACTCTACCTGCTACCTTATATTTATCACTATAGAGTCCTGCCTCTTGTGCATATATGTCATCTATATTACACAATACTTTTTCTTGCAACTGAGTAAATATACAATAAGGTAGAAAATCCTTCTTATGTTCCTCCCATTTTGAGGGAAAATTGGTGGACATATTATTGAGGTAGTCTTCACACATGTGATGAACTTTAGTTCCTCTAGATGCTGCTTTACCAGAAACATAATTAGCAACCTCATTGCCTACCTTCTTTCTCCAAGCAGTCAATCCTTCCTTGCCTCTACTAGAGAGCACTGTAGTTATGGAAGGGTATTCATTACCTTCTGGGGTTACGTAAAATCGTTTTTTGTCTACTGTTTTGGTTTCCAGTGGTGGTAATGCCACTGACACATGATTAAATGTCATATACTTCTCATCCTTACTACTAATCGATCTGCTCTTTTGGATACTTGTTTGTACCATCTGCTATCGACCATCTCATCTGCTGCTTCTTCCCAATTTCTGGCATCCACACCACGTTTCATTCCTTTAAATTTACTCAATCGAGTATACCCCATATTAAACATCATATTGGCAATGATCAATTGTGCTTCTTCGGGCAAATGTTCAAACTGGACATATAATCGTTCGCAGTCTGACAGTACGGATTCGATATCGGAATCGAATGCTTCTTGAACTCTATCACTACTGACTTCTGTACCAACGGAGGTTCCACACTCAGGATCATCATCAGTGATAAGATGACCAATACCAAAGGTAGGATAACCAAGGTGATCCAAATATACCTCATATTTACAACCCTCATCATTTGCTAACTCTTCTCTTAGTCGATACGTATCCATATCACATTAACCCCTTATATCTTTGGTTCTCTATCTCATCCTCAATTTCTTGTTCTTTCTTGGGACGGATAGGTGTTACATCTGCCCAGATGTTCCAATTCATTTTCTCCAAATATTCCTTTATTTTCTCATTCATAAATCAACTCCTATCCCCAATTTCATTTTATTAATAATATAATTCCTCACAAACCCAGACCGTACTATATCACCTATAGTAAATTCGAGGCAATTAAACTCTTCCATCTCCATCAAAATTCTCAGGAAATCATGAAGACCATTCTTCTCATTCTGCCTTGTCAAATCCGTCTGGTCAAAATCCCCACAAAATATTATCTTGGAGTCCTGTCCTACCCTCGTAATGATGGTATCCAATTCATGAAAATTAAGGTTCTGGCATTCATCTACTATAATGATAGAATTGTCAAATGTCAACCCCCTTAGAAATGAAGTCGATAGGAAGAATAGAGTCCCTTGTCCCTTGAGTCTATCGTATAGTGTATTAAACTGCTGTTCATTTGACATTTCAAACATAAACTGAACCATGTTCATGTATGGAACCTGATATAGGGATGCCTTGTCTTCCTCATCTCCTGGGAGAAACCCTATATCTCTAGTAGGTATTAATGACCGCACTAAAACTACTTTATCAAACTTAGTCTTTAAGTCTAACACATCTTTCAAAGAAAGGTAAAGAGAAACAAAGGTCTTCCCTGTTCCTGCTGCACCAAAAAGAAATTGGTTCTTGCCCTTCTTCCACGTATCAAAGACTATCTTTTGATTGTCCGTGATATGCTTAATGGCAACTAGACTATTCGCATTAATGTCTTTATTTTTCTTTCTGCTTGCCATGTCATAAAATCCTCTATTGACTCATATAAGTCACTTACGTATTGAAAGTGAGAAGGGGATAAAGGATATCTCTGTACCCCCCTCTCTAACGGCACATATGCGGAGGGACTTCCCAGCTTCCTTGGATGCTGTGCATCAGTGCTGAAGTTCGATTTCTCGCATGTGCCATTATTATTTATATTTGTTGATAACATTTCTTGCCTTGATTTGAGCATTAGACTGACCACTTCCATACTTATCTGCTAGGGGAGAAGTAGGATGTGCAGATGCAATTCTTTGCATGTTCTCTGTGAATCCTCCATCTACTTTAGGACCAAGACCCATAAGATGATCTCCTGCAATTGCTACAGGTTTAATGATTTGCTGTATATGGGGATTGTCTTCTAGATACTGCCCTCTGGCAGAGATTGTCATAAATTCATCCCACTCCCTTCGGAGTTGTGCATCATAAAATGTGTATGTCGGCATTATAAATCCATTTCAAACTGTTTCTCTTCTCCACCTAATAGTGCAACTTTCCTTTTAAGTGCGTATGCTTGTTCTACGAGTTCTTTCTGTCTTATCAATGCTTGCTGAAGAGTCTTCTGTAATTCAAAGACTTCTCTTTGATACATCAAAGTTGTGTCCATAGGAATCGACTCATTTAACCTACGTCCCATGTAGTTCCAGTAAGGTTCTCGTTCCATTCCATCACTCCAAGTCCTGACTATTTAGGTCAGAACTTTTTTCCAATTTCCCAACGATAGAAGATGTGATCTCCTATACGAGTGGTTCTACGTTTTACTTTTGCCCATGCTGGTCTAACATAATAAGCATGGTAAAATAAAGCACCATCAGTTATATCGATGAATGCTATTT